TGTTTAGGGTCTAATTCAACGTCAATCATCCCGTCACCGAGACTGTTCTTAACGTAATCGAAAATTTCCTGTTGTCCTGTTTGTAGTTCTGACATACTCATATTTATAGTCATTGCCTGTGCAATAAATATGTATGATATGCCAAGATTATCCATTTTTAAGCCTGAAAAGGGCAATGACTACAAGTTCTTCGATCGTAACATCAGAGAGATGTTTACAGTGGGAGGAACAGACCTGCACTTCCACAAATATGTAGGCCCATATGATCAAGGAGACACAAACAAAGACGGAGCGGCAAGTCCCACACAACCACAATATTCTGGTGACAGCCTAAACGAAAGAACTATACAAGATTTATTATTCCTAGAAAACAGGGATAGAAAATATGACGACGATGTTTACGTTGTAAGAGGAATTTATAATGTACAGGACGCTGACTTCAATTTGTCGCAGTTTGGAATGTTTTTACAGAACGATACATTATTCCTTACAGTACATTTAAACGACATAGTTGAAAGAATTGGTAGGAAGCCAATGTCGGGAGATGTTATAGAATTCCCGCATATGAAAGAAGATTACTCATTAGATGAGAGCATACCTATCGCACTTAAAAGATATTATGTCGTAGAAGATGTGAACAGAGCGGCAGAAGGATTTTCGGCATCATGGTGGCCACATCTACTTAGGTTAAAAATGAAAACACTAGTAGATTCACAAGAGTTCAGAGATATACTTGGCGATGCAACCACAACTGGATCTGTTGCCAGTTACATGAGTACCTACAACAGAGAAAAAACAATCAACGATCAGGTTGTTGCTCAGGCAGAAGCGGATGCTCCAAAGGCAGGATTCAATTACAAACAATACTATGTTGCACCTATAGATGAAAGGGGTAACATTAGGACAGAAAATATTAACACGGAAGACCAAAGAGCAAGTAGTGATAGGACAGTCAATGCAACTGTCGATACTCCCGCTTCTTCTCACTATGGATTCTATTTAGACGGAGACGGTGTTGCACCAAACGGTAACCCAGCAGGATTTGGGATATCTTTCCCAACATCGGGTGTTGACAAAGGTGACTATTTCTTAAGGACAGATTACTTGCCTAACAGATTATTCCGTTATGACGGAGCCAGATGGGTTAAAATTGAGGACTCTGTGAGAATAACTACAACTAACAATGATTCCAGAGGAAACTACAAAACAAGTTTTGTAAACAACACGACAGAATCAACCATAAACGGTTTAACAGTTACACAAAGACAGTCATTGGCAGACGCTCTGAAACCAAAGGCTGACAATTAAGAATGCTACACTTTTACGAAGGACAGGTTAGGAAATTTTTAACTCAATTTATTAGGATATTGAGTAACTTCTCTGTGGAAACAGGCAGAGGCAGTGATGGAGCAGTAAATCTGCGGGCGGTGCCTGTGGTGTACGGAGACCCAACAAGACAGGTTGCAAACATTATCAGAAACAATTCAGAGAATGCATTGAACTACGCTCCTAAAATTGCTTGTTATGTAAGAGAATTAAACTACGATAGGGAAAGAATGCAGAATCCTTATCATATAGAAAAACAACACCTCAAAGAAAGAGATGTTGATTCGGATGGCAACTATACAAACCAGTTGGGTGCAGGTTATACTATAGAAAAAGTTATGCCCTCACCTTTTAGGTTAGAAGTTACAGCAGATATTTTCTCATCAAACACAGACCAAAAACTACAGATCATGGAACAAATTTTGTATTTGTTTAATCCAGATTTTGAAATACAGAAAACAGACAACTACATTGACTGGACAAGTTTAAGTTATATTGAATTGACAGGAACCACATTCAGTTCGAGGACTATACCTGTTGGAGCAGATTCAGAAATAGATGTTTCATCAATGACTTTTTCAATGCCCATATGGTTATCACCGCCAGTGAAAGTTAAAAAATTAGGTGTAGTACAAAAAATCATAATGAGCATGTACGACGACGACGGCGGCATAGCAAAAGGACTGATAGACGGAGAACTTATTTCAAGAAGTTACATCACACCGAACAATTTTGGATTGTTGGTTACTGGTAATCAACTGAGATTATTGGGTTCAACAGGCACCAATGTAAAGTCAGGTGGCGATGGATTCTATTCAGGTGCAAATGCTCCTACTAATTTTGATCCTTTCGAGACGTTTGGCCCAGCAGTCAACTGGAAAGTGTTACTAGATCAATACGGCAAGGTCACAAACGGTACATCACAGATTAGGTTAACACAACCAAACGGTAATGAAATAATAGGAACCATAGCAACGACAACACTAGATGACACAATTTTATTGTATACAATAGACGATGATACAATACCAAGCAACACCCTGACCGCTGTCAAGAAGATCATAAATCCGGCAACCTTCGATCCAGGCACACCAGCAAATGGTGATAGATATTTGGTTATAAATGATGTAGGTGATTCAACAGCAAGTTTCCAAAGTGCCACATGGGGTACACTTGTGGCCAGTGTAGGTGATATCATAGAATACAACAGTAGTACATCGAAATGGAACGTGGCCTTTGATGCAAGTAATCCAGATTCAACACAACACTACATTACCAATCAAAACACAGGAATTCAATACAGATTCAATGGCACAGAATGGGTTAAATCTTATGAGGGTGTGTACACGCAAGGTAATTGGAGCATTGTGCTTGACGGTGGTGCAGACCCAGGATACAACTCAAGCCTTGACGCTACTACCCCATAATTGTTATAATGTAGCATGAATGATAATATAGTCTGTTCGGGTGCCCTGTTCTACGCAACAAGCACTAAACGTTTCCTGTTCCTGCAGAGGACTGACAAGAAAACACAAGGCATGTGGGGATTGGTTGGCGGTAAATCTAAATTTACCGAGTCTGCTTTTGAAGGACTGAAACGTGAGATAGAAGAAGAAACCGGCAGTTTGCCTAAATTTAAAAAAGTCATACCGTTAGAGATGTTCACTTCCAATGATCAAAAGTTTTTCTTTCACACATACCTCATCGCGATAGATTCTGAATTCATACCTAGACTTAACGAAGAACATTCAGGATACTGTTGGACTGCTTTTGAATGCTGGCCCAAGAACTTACACATGGGTCTCAAAAATACACTCAATAATAAAAGTATAAAAGGTAAGTTACAAACTATATTAGATTTAATTGTGTAAAAAAAAAGGCGACCCTAAAGCCGCCTTTTGATTATACTAAAAAGTATGAGTATTTACTAGTGACTAGTTCTCACTGCCGCTAATACTGAACCTTGTCCTGCTGTTGTTTTGCTAGTCAATGCTCTACCAATCACGTTGAATGCTGTGCATTCCGCTTTTGTAGCCGCCCTAGCGTATCCTGGAACTGATGCAGAAATAAGTCTGTCACCTTTGTTCACTGTACCGATAACTTTTACGTCAACCCTACCCGTCATTGCGATGTAAGGGTGAGTGTTGTCGTTACCTGCTCCGCCGTTCATTTTGAATGCCGCTTGTTCTAGGCTAGAAACAACACCAAACACTTCGTCTGATGCTTCTTCGTTTACCTGTGTGATCTCTTGAGCGCCACCTAATGCAACAACTGTTCCTGGCGTGTATGCTGAGTCAGATGCAAATCTTTCAGCGACGTCAGAATATTGAGCCGCGGTTGCTGTACCTTCTAGGTTCGCAACCAATGTTGATACTGATACTGATATACCACCGGATTTGTCAGCCGCTGTCGCAGTCGTCGTACCCATTGTGAATTTGTCTGCTGACTCATCCCAAATGATTGCCGCGTTGTTACCAGTTGAACCCCTCTCAATGATGATACCTGCATCGTTACTTGATGCTGATATACCAGTGTTAAGTTCAATGATGTTGTCTGCTATTGTTGTGTTTACTGAACTGACTGTTGATGTTGATCCGTTTACAGTCAAGTCACCTGTCAACACAAGGTTACCGCTTATTAAGGCGTTGTTAGTAATAACTGTGTTACCTGTTGCTGTAATAGTACACAGGCCTGTTGATGTTACAGTTAAATCAGTACCATCTGATTCAATCTTCTCACCACCTGCACCAAAGGCAATTCCTACGTCATTAGGAATATGTACGTCTGATGTTGCTGTAAGATTAATCTTAGCGCCTGAAGTTACTGTAAGGTCTGTGCTGTCGCCTTCGATCTTCTCACCAGTTCCGAATGTTATACCAACGTTTGCTGGTATTACTACATCTGTTGTCGCTGTAAGGTTGATTGCACCACCTGATGTTACTGTTAGGTCTGTACTGTCACCCTCAATTTTCTCACCTGTACCAAATGTTAAACCAACGTTTGCTGGTATCACAACGTCTGTCGTTGCAGTTAAATCAATAGCGTCACTTGATGCGATTGTTAACTTTGTACCATTACCTTCGATTTTCTCACCGTCGTTTCCAAAAGTCATTCCGATGTCTGAACCAATGTTGATATCTCCACCTGATCCAACTGTGATTGTTAGGTCAGTATCGTCTGATTCAATCTTTTCGTGTGTTCCAAATGTTACTCCCACGTTTACTGGCACTACTACATCTGAACCTGCAGTTAGGTTGATTGCACCTGTGGCAGTGATTGTTGTTGCCGCTACCGCGAAGTCTGCCACTTCTGTTGCGTCTGCTGTTATCTCAACTTTACCTGTTCCTGAGTCAGTTACAGTTACGTTTGAGTTCAATTGTGAAATAGCGTTACTTGAAAATGCCGCTACTGAATCGTCTACATATTTCTTGTTGGCAAATTGACCGTCTGCACTTGGTGCCGACGTTGTTCCGCCTGTTATTGTGTTTGCTGAGGCTGAAATAACGATATCACCTACTTCTAATCCGTTATTAACCCTAAAGTTTCTTGTTGTCATGGTTCCATTTCTCCCACATGATTGTTGTTATTATTGCTGTATTTATGGTAAAATTGCTATTATTCTGCTAGAGCGTTTATTCTGTACGCATTTACTACTGTTGACGCACCAGATGTGGATGATACACTTAACTGTAGGCTGTTGTCAGCGTCTGATTTGAATCCTGCTGTGAATTCTAACTGCGTAGTTCCTTTTGTTGACACATAAGTTCCTGGTGTTACTGACGCTTCTCCCGGCGCACCTGCACAGAAAACTTCATACACACTGTAGTGACCTTCTGAAGAGTTACCTCCTACAACATAGTACAATGCCGCCGTTGCATCGTCTAGATCGAAGTCGTCGAACGCTGTGGCACTGGAACTTATTGTGGTTGCACCTATTATCTTTTGGTTACCGTTTGACACGGCACTCATTGAATCTGATAACAACGTCTTGTGTATTTTGAGCGATAGATTTGGTTCAAGGCCTGCCGCTGACACTACAACATTGGTGCTGACTATCTGTGCTGTCAACGTGATCATGTCGTTGTTTCCTGTGTTCACCAACCCATACTGGGAAATATACGCTGTGGATCCATCATGCACCACAAGTGCTTCTATGATACCTGTTTCTGTTTTTGCATTGTTGTCTATTAGTATCGTGTATTTTGCCGCCCTGTATGTTCCGTGTGCGAATGAGTCTATGGTTTCAGATGCAGAATCAACATCTGTGTTAGAAGTCGTGACTGTGACACCTGCAGTTGCGTCGGAAGTGTTTGCTCTCGATATTGGAATCTTGTAATAACTTATTTTAGAATCATCACTTGGTGCTGTAATCTTCACCCTGACCTGGCTATTGGATATGTCTGCAGTGGTAGATGGCAATGAGTTGTTGGCGTCTGATGCACCACCCCTTGGACCACTTACAAATGCGTCTGAGTCATTGTGAGCCACAGTGAAACAAGATGCACTTGAACGGTCGTTTGTGAGATCGTTCAATGCCACAAAGTACCATGCCATGTCCGCACTTGACGACTGGAAGTAGTCTATGGTCCTAGCAGAAGTACTCACTGACTTGTTGTTCTTTATGACCACCCGTGTATCGTCTGAAGGAGTTGTGGTACTTGTACCAAATGACAGTGTACCGGATCCGTCTGTTTTTAAAAATTCACCTGCACTACCATCAGTGGTTGGCAAAGTAAACGCAACACCACCTGAAGTAATAATTACGCCACCTGTGCCGGCCGGTGTGATGTTGATACCTGCATTTGAACCATTGGATACAATGTCAT